CATCCGAATCATCATCCGAAACCATCCGAAACCATCCGAAGTCCGTCCTGCCAATCATCCGAATCCTTCCTCCTTAGTCTAAAGACTAAGGATGGTTCGGATGGCGGACGGATCGGATGATCAGGATCGGATAGGGATTTTGGGGTTGGGCTGTTGTTTGGTGAAGAAGGTAAGAAATGATTGAAATAAGGATAGAACTGAAAATTGTCTCAATTGCGAACTTAAGACTACATTGGGCTGTTAAGGCTCGATTGGCGAAAAGTCAAAGGCAAAAGGCGTTTAACGCCTTGGCATCTGTGGCTGTTCCGCCGCCATTACCTTTGACGCTGGTGCTAACGAGGATTGCGCCTCGCCAGTTGGATGGTGATAACTTGCAATCTGCGTTCAAAGCTACCCGTGATGGTGTCGCTGATTGGCTCGGCGTTGATGATGGGCATAAGCAGCTGGATTGGCAGTACAGACAGCGTTCTGGTGGTGCGAAGGTTTATGCTGTTGAGTTGGAGGTGATTTAGGATGCCTCGCCCACCAAGCAAACATACTGTCCAGTTCCGCAGGGTTCTAGGTGATGCGGAACGGACAATCCTTTTGGCCGCTGGTGATGGGAACATTTCCAATGGCTTTGTCGCTGTAATGGAGTTTTACCGACATTTCTACGAATTCGGATACAGACCTTGGATGCCCGTCCAATCCCTTGAGGTTAGTCTGGCTACAGACGAGTCAGATCAGAGGCTTGTAGCCCGTTTTAAGCGCAATAAGAGGCATATGTGCAGTCTGTCTGACCTCGATCCTTCTTAACGAATGTTTGCAATGACTATCGGTTTGTTAAAGTCAATAGTCAAAACCTAATTAGTCTCCGTCAATCGGATGCTTAAAGTCGATAGTTAAAATCTAAGGTATAGCCAAAATGCACCATCTGACTCTTTCATCTTTTTCTCTTGGCCAGCCAAATTCGCCCGCCCGAATCCCGAGTTATCCACAGGCCAGATGGCCAGTTATCCACAATTGCTGTGGACTGTGCAGAAACGCAACACAATTCTCTGTATAACCTGTGCATAACTACAAAATAACTTTACATAATGAACATAGTATTAAGTAGACCTGTAAAACTGTTCGGGTTTTCCCTAGGATTTTGTGTTTTTCGATGGGGGGAGGGGGGTCGGCCTCGGGGAAAATTTTTACAGGTGCCCCCTCCCCTCACAAAAAGGTAAAAGGAGTAAAATTTTGTTATGAGTGAACTCGAATTGAAAAAAAAGGTTGGCAGACCCAAAGGCGTAAAGAAACTCACCATCCAGCGGTGGGCGGCGAACCCCTCTCTGTCTTTGCCGAAGACGGATCACCAGAGGATCAAGGAACTCAAAGACCTGATGATCAATTCTGGTGGAAGGGATGTGGCGCAGAAGGTGATAGAGATTGCGCTGAACGATGACCATCCAGGCCAAATGGCCGCTCTCAAGATGTGTTTGGATAGGACGCTACCGATCACGTTGTTTGACAAGGAAGCCAAGCAACGGAATGCGGTAACGATTAACATCACGGGCATTGGCGAGATCAATCACGCCCAAACAATAGATGCAGAAGATGTGGAGGATAAGAATGGCTGATTGGATTAATCAATACCAAGAATTTAAGAAGACTCCTTGGAGTCCTACTACCTTGCCTCCTAGCGAAGAGCCAAAGTTTCGCAATTGGTTGCAATCAACGCAGTTGTTTAATTCCATCAAGGGTGATATTGCAGCTGAGAACAAGATGCCAGTAGAGAAGATGGATAGCAATCGAGTGCTTGATATGGTTCTCAAGAACTCTGATTACGATTACAGGGGCGCATACAAGGCTGGTATGCAAGAAAGCATTAGTAAAACTGACAATAGACCGCACTTCTTTTCCTCAACGCCAGAGGGGAAGATGTTGAAAGACCCAACGCACCCTACGGCGTGGAAAGAGTTTTTTATGCGCCAATACAAGGTAGACCCTGATGAGATTGGTTTAGATACCATAGACAAGGCTATAAATTGGAGCAAGTCTGCTGGTAAAGTAGAAAGCCCATTTTATAAAGATCCGTTTTCATCCCCTGACTATTCAATCGAATGAGCGATCTAAACTTCTCCCTTCTCCCTTGGCAGGAGACAGTTTTCAAGGATAAGACGAGGTTCAAGGTTATCGCCGCAGGCCGAAGGTGCGGTAAGTCCCGTATGGCGGCAGTCACCCTACTTATCGAAGCCCTCAGATGTCCAGCTGGATCAGCAGTTCTGTATGTGGCACCCACCAATGGACAGGCAAGACAGATTATTTGGCAAGTCCTGATGGAGTTGGGCAGAGAGGTGATTCAGAATGCTCACATCAATAATCAGGACATCACCACTATTAACGGAGCCACCATCTATGTTCGTGGTGCTGATAGACCTGATACCTTACGTGGTGTCTCACTCACTTACGCTGTACTGGATGAGGTAGCAGACATTAAGCCTGAAGCGTGGGAGCAAGTAATCAGGGCTTCTCTGTCAGACAAAAAAGGCAGAGCCATGTTCATTGGTACGCCAAAGGGCAGAAACTGGTTCTATGACCTATACAAGTTAGGGCAGTCTGAAGATGATCCTGATTGGAAGTCTTGGCACTTCACTACCAAAGACAACCCCCTAATCGACCCAACTGAGATTGAGTCTGCCAAGAAAACCCTATCTACCTTTGCTTTCAAGCAAGAATACATGGCTAGTTTCACCAATGCTGGTAGCAATGTGTTTAAGGAAGAATGGATTAAGTACGGGGAAGAACCTCAGTATGGCAGTTACTACTTAGCCATTGACTTGGCAGGCTTTGAGGAAGTTGCCAAGCAAGCAGCTAATTCTAAGAAAAGGCTAGACCAGACGGCTATTGCTGTGGTCAAGGTAACTGAGGATGGTAAATGGTTTGTCAAAGAGATTGTCTATGGTAGGTGGGACATCCGTGAGACTGCGGCAACTATCCTATTGAAGATGAGGGATTACAGACCTTTGGCAGTAGGCATCGAGCGAGGTGCGTTAAAAAATGCAGTTTTGCCTTACCTTTCTGACCTTATGAGGAAAAATAATGTATATTCGCATATAGTAGACTTAACGCATGGCAACAGGAAAAAGGCTGACAGAATTATCTGGAGCCTCCAAGGTCGCTTTGAGCATGGGCGCATCATCTTGAACAGCGAAGAGGATTGGGATGAATTTAAAGATCAACTTCTTTTATTCCCAGCCATTGGAGTGCATGATGATTTGCCAGATGCGCTAAGTTACATAGATCAATTGGCTGTTACCTCGTACTTTGAAAGCATAGAAGAAGATGAGTGGGAGCCTATAGATATAATTTCTGGTGTTTGAGGATAACAAATGGCAACAGATAAAGAAGTGAAGATCGAAGATCAGGGTGTTTACGATGAGCCTACACAGGCTGACAAAGACTTAACTGCCTTTGTTGTTGACCATTGTGATCGCTGGCGTGATTACAGAGATACCAACTTCCTTCCCGATTGGCTAGAGTACGAGCGCATCTTCCGTGGCGAATGGGCAGTAGAAGACAAGACCCGTGAATCTGAACGCAGCCGCATTGTTACCCCTGCGACTCAGCAAGCTGTTGAGACTCGCCATGCTGAGATCATAGAAGCAATCTTTGGTCAGGGTGACTTCTTTGACATTGAAGACAATATTCAAGATGTCAATGGCAACCCCATAGACATTGAGATGATTAAACGTCAACTCACAGAAGACTTCAAGAAAGACAAGATCAGGAAGTCCATTGACCAGATTGAGTTAATGGCTGAAATTTATGGCACAGGCATTGGCGAGATCATTGTCAAGACTGAGAAAGAGTATGTGCCAGCGACTCAGCCAATCCCCAATCAGATGGGGCAAGCTGCTATTGGAGTTTTGGAGAAAAACCGAATTGGTGTGAAGATCATGCCAATCAACCCCAAGAACTTCTTGTTCGATCCCAATGGTACGAGCGTAGATGACTGCATGGGAGTGGCCATCGAGAAGTATGTCTCGATCCACAAGGTTGTCCAAGGCATCGAGGCTGGTATTTACCGCAAGGTAAACATCACCACTACTGGTGACGATTCTGACCTTGAGCCTACCCAAGAGGTTAGCCAATACCAAGATGAGAAAGTTCTTCTCCTGACCTACTATGGCTTGGTGCCAAGGGAATACCTAGAGAATTTAGAAGAAAACAAAGAGATTGTTGACCTTTTCCCAGATAACTCTGAGGCAGAAGAATATGCTGACTTGGTAGAAGCGATTGTGGTGATTGCCAATGATGGGCAACTCCTAAAGGCTGAAGCCAATCCCTACATGATGAAGGATCGTCCCGTCTTGACCTATCAAGATGACACAGTTCCAAACAGATTGTTGGGCAGAGGCACAGTAGAAAAAGCGTTCAATATGCAAAAGGCTATTGACGCACAGACTCGATCACACTTAGATTCCTTGGCACTTACCACTAGCCCCATGATTGCTATGGACGCTACTCGCCTCCCAAGAGGAATGAAGTTTGAGGTAAAGCCTGGCAAGGCGATCCTCACCAATGGCGCACCTTCTGAGATTCTCTACCCCTTCAAGTTCGGTCAAACTGACCCCAACAACTTGGCTACGGCCAAAGACTTTGAAAGAATGTTGTTACAAGCAACGGGAACATTGGATTCCCAAGGCATGATCAGCAATGTATCCCGTGATGGTGGTCAAGGCGGTATGTCTATGGCAGTTGCATCCATCATCAAGAAGTACAAACGCACTTTGGTGAACTTCCAAGAGGATTTCTTGATTCCGTTCATCAAGAAGGCAGCATTTAGGTATATGCAGTTCGATCCAGAGCGTTACCCTTCTGTCGATATGAACTTCATTCCAACTGCAACGCTTGGAATTATTGCTAGAGAGTATGAGCAACAGCAATTCATTGGCTTGTTGCAGACTTTGGGTGCAAATACTCCTGTTTTGCCTATTTTGCTTAAAGGAATTATTGGAAACAGCAGTTTGTCTAACAGAATGGAGTTGATGGCCAAGTTAGATGAGATGATGCAACCTGACCCACAAGCGCAACAAATGCAACAAGCGCAACAGCAGTTGGCCATGCAAGCAGCGCAAGCGCAGATTGCGGTTCAGACTACTCAGGCAGAACAGAACAGGGCAGAGGCTACCAAGCTAACAGTCGAGGCACAGCTGCTCCCGCAGGAGGCGCAAGCCAAGGCGATGGCAGCGGCCACCAAGAATCTGCCAAATCAGGATGATATGGCATCCAAAGAGTTTGATAAGAGAGTCAAGATTGCTGATTTGATGTTGAAAGAGGCTGACATCAAGAACAAATCTAAGATTGTTGAGTTACAGATGGCAGATAAGGTCAATTCCCAGAATCAGGTCAAGCAAGACTTCCTTACTAAACTGACAAATGGCTTAAATAATGGCTAATATCAAGGAACTTATCCAAAGCATTGAGTCAAATGACTCATCTTTTGATGAGAAGTTGGCTGCCATCACAAAAGTGGAAGAAACCCTTGTGGCCATGCGCCAGCAAGAGGAAAAAGCTGTTCAAGACAATGTAGATTTGATAGTTGAAGCTATCAAAGTGATGGAAAACAAGGTCACAGCACAACTAGAGGTTGCCAAGTCGATTGTTCCTGAGAAAGGTGACAAGGGAGACAAGGGCGATAAGGGTGCAGATGGCCGCCAAGGGATAGATGGCAAGAATGGGCGAGATGGTCAGAATGGGAAAGACGGCATAGACGGAAAAGATGGTGTTTCTGTCTCAAATGCTCAGATTGACTTTGATGGTTCTTTGGTTATTACCCTGTCTACTGGTCAAGAGATCAATGTTGGCGAGGTAGTTGCTCCTGAGTTACAAGAAAGAATCAAACTTGTGACTTCAGGTGGTGCGGGGACTGTTTTACCTGATCAAGCAAGCAATTCTGGAAAGTATTTAACTACCAATGGCTCTGCCCTTTCTTGGTCTTCTGTAGCTGGTGGCCTGAGTTACCAAGGTACATGGAACGCATCCACTAACACTCCTACATTGGCAAGTGGTGTGGGTGTAAATGGGTATTACTACATTACGGCAACGGCTGGTTCTACTAATCTTGATGGCATAACTGATTGGCAAATTGGCGATTGGTTGTTGTTTAATGGGGCTAATTGGCAAAAGATTGATCAAAGTAACCTAGTTATAAGCGTAGCGGGTCGTACAGGTGCTATTACTTTATCTAATACCGATATAAGTGGTTTGGGTACGATGTCTACCCAAAATGCTAGTTCTGTGGCTATTACTGGTGGCACTGCAACTCTTACAAGTCTTACAACCCCTACTGTTCAAGCAACAAACTCAGGTGGTTTAAGTCTTAAAAACTCTGCTGGCACAACCCAACTTAGCATGGGTGGTGGTGGTGGAGACAATTTATCTCTGAATGTATCAACAAATATCAACGGCACAAACGCACAAGTAGACATAAGCCCAACTGGTACGGGTCATGTGCATATAAAGCCTACTGGTGTTAACTCTATTGAAATTGCTCCTACTTATGTTGGCGATATAGACAACATGATAATAGGTGCAGTAACACCTAAGAATGGTAGTTTTGTAGATTTAAGCGTAACTGGAACAACAAGTTTTGATGGTAGCCAAGGAACTTCTGGACAAGTTTTAACTTCTGCTGGCTCTGGAAATACACCAACTTGGTCTAATATTCCTACACTTAACCAAAATACGACAGGTTCGGCTGGTTCTTTGGCAACGACCAACTTTACAATTGAGGAATCGGGTGGCAAGTTGCTGTTTAAATATGGCGCAACTACAATAGCCTCAATGTCTTCAACTGGAGTGATTACTTCAGCAACTAATATTATTGCAAATGGAACACCATAAAGGAAAAATATGGCAACGACAGTAACCCTAAAACCTAATGCGATTGACCTCTCTGGCTCGACTTCAGGGACAACCACATTGCAAGCAACTGCGGTGGCTGGTACAACTACCATCACACTTCCTGCGGCAACTGATACCTTGGTTGGTAAGGCAACCACAGACACCCTGACAAATAAGACCCTGACAAGTCCAACTATTACTGGTGGCGCACTTAACGGCACTTTGGGTGCTACAACTCCAAGTACAGTAGCGGCAACCTCTATCACAGCATCTACAACTTTAGGTGTTACAGGTACGGCTACGCTAACTGTTGACGCATCTATCTCAGGTCTAACAGTAGGTAAAGGTGGTGGTTCTGTATCTAACAATACTGCATTAGGCTCTGGCGTTTTATCGGTAAACACAAGTGGCGCTAGTAATACTGGCGTAGGTATTAACGCTTTAAATGTAAATACCACAGGTTCGCAAAATAATTCTGTGGGACAAGGTTCTCTTGGTGCTAACACTACAGGTTCTGCCAACTCTGCTTTTGGTCATCAAGCCCTTAACGCAAACACCACAGCCTCTAACAACACAGCAGTAGGTTATCAGGCGGGGTATGCAAACACTACGGGTAATGGCATAACTGCTACTGGTACGCAATCCTTGCAATCAAACACAACTGGTGTTTGGAATACAGCGTTTGGATTTCTTACATTGCAAACAAACACAACTGGAAATTACAACACGGCACTTGGTCATAATGCTTTAAATGCCAATACTACGGCTGATTACAACACGGCTGTTGGTCAGCGTTCTTTACAAGCAAACACAACTGGCACGCAAAATACTGGACTTGGTGTAAATACATTGGTTTCCAACACCACAGGCTCTAATAGCACGGGGGTAGGATATAGTGCTGGAAGTAATCTCACAACTGGTGGTAATTCTGTATTTATTGGCTACAACCCACAACCTAATGCCGCAACAGACACTAATGAATTGGTAATTGGAACGCCAAACACAACTGGTAAAGGCTCTAATACTGGATTTATTGTTGCATATAACGGGGCTACTTATGGAAGTATTTATCAAGGTAATAATTCTGCTTCTTGGGCAACTACTTCAGATGAGCGTATTAAGAAAAACATTGTAGATTTAACAAGCGGTTTATCTGTAATTACTGCTTTACGTCCTGTTGAATTTGACTATAAAGAAGATGACACACACGAAATTGGATTTATTGCTCAAGAATACAAGCAAATTCTTCCAAATCAAATTGTTACCCATGCGCCTAGTGAGGCAGAAAAAGCATGGGTTAATGACGAAGTTATGGCTATTGAACAAAACCTAGTGCCGTATTTGGTAAAAGCAATCCAAGAACTCAAAGCAGAGTTTGACGCATACAAAGCAACCCATCCATAAGGAGAAAACCATGTCAGAAATTACTATCACCCCAGAACAAATTGCACAGCACTACAGTGCCGCAATGGATTCAGTAAACCTGATTAACGCTGGACAGCCAGAAGACATGACAGCAGAAGATTGGGCAGACTGCTTGGCTCGTAACAAAGAGCATCTAAAGATTATGCTTGCCAAGGATTTTTGGACAACAGAGAATCTGACTCCATTAACTACAGCAAGCGCATGACCCCAGAACTGCAAAAGTATTACGAAGCCCGATTTGACATGATGTCAAAAGAGGGTTGGAAAGACTTAATGGAAGATATTGACACAATGATTGAATCGTTGAACAATATCAGTACAATCCCTGACGAAAAGTCCTTGCAATTCAAGAAGGGCGAATTGTCAATACTCACATGGCTGAGAACCTTGAAAGAGGTCAGCGAGAGAGCATTTGAGGAATTGAATGAAAAGACTATTTGATTTTGCCTGTGAAAACGGGCATAAAACTGAGAGATTCTGTGATTATGAGACACGGAATTTCTTATGTGAGTGCGGAGCAACAGCCAACCGCCTCATAAGCGCACCTAACTTCAAATTGGAAGGGTGGTCTGGTTCTTTCCCATCAGAGCATGGGAAGTTCGAGAAGAAACACCTTGACAGACTGAAGTGGGAGCAAAGTAACAACTTGTAAAAAGTGCAAGTTAAATGTCCTGAGAACGATAAACACGCAGGAAAAGGAAAAATATGTTGATTGAAAATGAAGATGAGTCGCCAAGTGAGTTAGACGTAGTTGAAGAACAACAGCAAGAAAGACTCCCTCAGAATGAGCAACTTTCGGACATTCCCAATTTCTATCGGGATAAAAGTCTAGAAGATGTTATCAAGATGCATCAAGAGGCTAACAAGTTAATTGATCGTCAAGGTAAGGAAGTAGGCGAAATTCGTAAACTAGCAGATGAACTCATAAAGCAGAACCTCAGTTCTAACAAGCAATCTATTAAAGAGGAAACACCAGAAGTAGACTTCTTTGAGAATCCAAAAGAGGCAATTCGTCAGACTGTCGATAACCATCCAGATGTAGTTGCAGGCCGCCAAGCTGCTTATGACTTCAAAAAGATGCAAATTCAGCAAAAGTTAGCGCAAGAGCATCCCGACTTTGGTCAGGTTGCATCAGACCCAGACTTTGCAAATTGGGTGAAATCTTCACCTATTCGCATAAATCTGTTTGCCAAGGCTGATGGTGAGTTTGATTACGATAGTGCAAACGAATTACTTACTACTTATAAACAGTTACGTGGCGTGAAGGCTAAACAAACGAGTGATGCTGGAGAAGCAACTCGCAAGACTAACCTGAAGGCTGCATCTGTTGATGTAGGTGGTAGTGGAGAATCAGGAAAAAGAGTTTATAGACGGGCTGACCTTATTCGGCTGAAAATGACCGATCCGAACCGATATGAAGCCTTGAGTGACGAGATCATGCAAGCGTATTCAGAAGGTCGGGTTAAATAATTAACTTATCGCTTTTTGGAGATTTATCATGCCTTTAGGTACAAATAATGTGACAGTAACGACAGCAGCAACGTTCATCCCTGATATTTGGTCAGATGAAATCGTTGCGGCTTACAAGAAGAACCTCGTTTTAGCAAACTTGGTTATGAAGATGTCTTTCAAGGGCAAGAAGGGTGACGTAGTTCACGTTCCTGCCCCTACCCGTGGTTCAGCGTCTGCAAAGGCGGCTGGTTCACAAGTAACTTTGATTTCCGCAACGGAATCAGAAGTTCAGGTATCAATTGACAAACACTATGAATATAGCCGTTTGATCGAAGACATCGTAGAAGCCCAAGCATTAAACAGCTTGCGTAACTTCTACACAGCAGACGCTGGTTACTCTTTGGCCAAACAAGTCGATTCTGACTTGATTAACCTTGGACGTTCAACCAATGGTGGTGCTGGTACAAACGCCTACGCAACTGGTGCGTTTATTGGTGGTGATGGTACAACTGCTTATGTTGCCGCAAACAACAATGAGTCAGCTTTGACCGATGCCGCTATTCGCCGCACTATTCAGCGCATGGATGACACCGACACTCCTATGGATGGTCGATTCTTCATCATCCCACCCTCAAGTCGCAATACTTTGATGGGCTTGGCACGTTACACAGAGCAAGCCTTTGTTGGCGGTACTAACAATACCATCCGCACAGGTGAGATCGGTAACTTGTATGGTATCCCTGTGTTTGTATCATCTAACTGCGATACAGCATCAGGCTCTTCTGCCGCCCGTGTTTGTTTAATGGGACACAAAGATTCTTTGGTTCTGGTTGAGCAAATTGGTGTTCGTTCACAAGTTCAGTACAAGCAAGAGTATCTTGCTACGCTGTTCACATCTGATACCCTTTATGGCGTTCAGATTCTTCGTGCGGCGGCAAGTGCAGGTGCGGCTAAGTCTGCATCTATGTTTGCTCTCTTAGTTCCTGCCTAATTGCAGTTGCGCCCCCTGCCCTAGTGGTGGGGGGACTTTTTTAACCTAATTAGGAGAAATTATTA